CTATATTAGCTCTATAGCTTTTCTTAATTCTTCTATATCCTTATGGGTATAAATCTTTTCTGTTGTAGCATAGCTGCTATGCCCTATAATTTTCTTTATAGCTGTCTTATTTGCATCTGAATTACTCATAAGAGTTGCAAAGGTATGCCTACAGTCATGAGGCTTATGATTCATATTTAATTGTTCCATTATAGGGAGGAACTTTTCTCTATAATAGTTATCATATTTCATTTTTCTACCTAAATCATTAATTATTAGGTATTCATTATTTTCTTCCAATCTCCTTTTTATAAAAGGCATGATTTTATTATTAATTGGAATTATTCTGTCTTTACCAGCTTCAGTTTTTATACCACCTTTTATAATTCTTTCTTCTAGGTTTACATTATCAGCCTTCAATATTAATAATTCACCAATACGGAGACCAGTGTAGATCATTATTAATATTGTATCAACATAGGGGATTTCTTTCTCCACAGAAAATAATCTTTTTATCTCTTTATCTGTGAATGGCTTTCTTGTAGTTGATTCTGTTTTCTTTCCTATATCAATAAAAGCTGAGTAGTCCTTATTAACAATATCATTCTCCATAGCATATTTAAAAAGTTGATTATATAACACCCTAATCTTTCTTAGAGTATCATATCCTTTTCCACAATTGTTTATAACAGCTTGTAGATGCATTGTCTTTATATCAACAAACTTTATATTGTGTAATTCCTTAGAAGTTTCATAAGCAGCGTTATAGCCATTTATAGCTGATTTAGAAATATCATTATATTTTTGTTCTTTCCATCTATTGAAAATATCACTAAATTTCAATGTAGATACTTCTATATCGTAAGGATTATTATTGAAATCAGCAAGAGCTTGCAGGGCTAACTTCTTAGTTTCATAATAACCAATAGTTCTATATAGTTGTTTTCCTTCATCATTCCAGCCAATAGTTTTTCTAGCTAAAAATGGCTTTCTCCTTTTACCTGATAATTTATATACACTTCCATATCCGTTTGGTAATCTCATATATATTCCTCCATTAAGTAAGTCTTTAATTAATTAAAATATAAACGTATAGACAAGTCTAATGCGTATAAGTAAATATTATTTGTTTATAATTTACTTATACTAAATGTTACAAGAATTAAATTGTACTTCATGAAGTTTAAAGTCTTCTTTTATTTGTTTATATTTAATTTCATTGTTTACAATAGAGTCAATTTTCTTTTCAAGTATGTATATAGTAGTATTAAAATACTCACACATATCATATTTATTATTTATGCATTTATACAGAGCTTGTATGAATTCCTCATCACTTATAAGAAAATTTGCACCCCATCTTCGAGCAATACTTTCTTTTTTACTTTTGATTAGCTTGTCCGAATAAGACTTACTAGGTTCTAGTAGATTACCTTGAGTAGTAAAATGATGTCCTAACTCTTCAGATAAAACAGAGATATAGGAGTTTGTATTAACAATAGAGCTATCTATTGCAATTATTGGATTTACTCCATTAAGTTTAAAGTAGATACCTGAAATATTAAATTTCTTTAAGTCATATTCTTCATAAATAATGTTCTCAGATTCAATGATTTTAAAAATTTCTTTAAGGTTTCTCATTAGTGTCACTCCTTAGAAAATTATGTTAAAAAGATTATATCACCAAACGTATGTTCTTGCAATGAGAACAGAAAAAGGTGTTCATTATGAACACCCTTAATAAATAGTATATCTTTTTGATTTAGGATTATATATTGTATTACAAATAACATTTCCAGATTCATATTGGAATTCATATTCAATTACTACTATATCATCAACCTTAATGTTTAATGGTATTGGAACTGAGAACTTAGAAGAAATACCATTTCTATAAGTAATTGTATTATTAGTCAGTAGGATAATATCATTAGTACCTGGTAAAGATAACTTGAGACTAATTGAAATTATATTGTATTCGGATTTATTATGAAAGTAGGATTCTAAATAAGAACAGTCATTTTTAGATAATAATGTATGAAAGAATTCTAAATCTTTTATTTTTACATCACTTTCTTGCATATCTTTTAAATACATAGGATTAATCTTATATAGATGTTCACCTACCTTTATAACAGCAGTTTCGTATGACATATTAATACATTTGCTATTAGTAAATTTCTCTATATAACCAATAACTTCACATTCAACAGAAGTATTAGCAGATGCACCTCTATATATTAATTTTTTTAATTCTTTTGCAGAATCACTTAGAATAGACCATTGTTTCAATTTTAATAATTGTTCATCTTCACTATTAAATTTTATAAGTTCATCAAATTCTTTAAGTTCAATCATTGGCTATCTCCTTAATATTTAGTTTATAATTATATTCATTTTTTAAATATGTTTCGAGTGAAATTAAATCATCAAAAAGTAAACTTTGTTTTTCTATTTGGAAATTAATTTTTTTTGATACCTCAGAACTTCTAATTTGAAATGTTCTACTTATAATTTTATTATCTTCTTTATATTTAAAGGTATCTTTAAATAAAGGTTTATATAAATGCTTTTCTATTAGTTCATCATTTTTTTGTACTAGAAATAGTGAATTGTCTTTTATTTTAGTAAAGTCAAGTTTTTCATAATCATATATTCCATTAGAAAATGCACAGTTAAGATTATTGTAATAGTAATCTTCTAATCTTTCTTTGGATAGAAAACCAGTGAGATATATTTTATTGTTTTTATAATTTAATATTCCACTGCCTAACTCTTCAATTCTTTCTTGCAATATCATTTTTTGTTCCTCCTATAGTAAGCTTATAAATTCATTTTCATCTATTATTTCTAAGTCTTGTCCTTTATTTATTAGATCTTCAGCTTTTTTTAGCTTTGAACTTTTTAATCCATCTGCGAATTTACTGTAATCTTGCACACCAATAACTAAATAATTAGTGTTTTTATTTACTGTTCCACAATAAAAAGCTCCTTTATTAACAGCATATTGAGCAGCATTTTTTCGTGGCATTGATGTTAAAGTACCGGTAAAAGCAATGCCTTTATTATAGAGTGGATGATTAATATCAAAGTTATCTGACTCCGGAATTATATCTTTTGGCTTTATATATTCTTTTATTGAATATGATGATCCTTTAACTTCACATGGTTTATATGAATTAGGGAATATCATGCCTATTCTTACTTTTAGATTATTATGTAATTTTTCAAAGTCATCTATAGAATTAATTGATATTATTTCTTCTAAAATCTTAGATGTAGCAATAGCATCTTCACAAGCATTATGATGAATAAACTTTATATCTAACATCTTAGCTATAGTGTCCAGTTTATAATTTACAAGGTTTGTCCATGTTTTCTTAGATAAGATTCTAGTACATGAATATCTAAAAGTAGGATATTCGATGTTATATTTATCAAGAACATGCCTTAAGACACTCATATCAAATGAAGCGTTATGTGCAATTATAAATTGATCATTTAATATTTCCTTTATTTTATCCCATATCTCAGGGAATGTTGGTTTATCTTCCACCATATCAGGGGAAATACCATGTATATAAATATTAAACTCATCAAAATATTCTTCAGGATTGATTAGATAGTCCCATTTATTTATGATATTTCCGTTATCCACCTCAATAATACCCAAAGCACAAGCACTAGTTCTACTAGAGTTAGCTGTTTCAAAATCAATAACAAAATAGTGCATTATATCCCTCCTAATACATTAAATGAAAAAATTAACAATATATATTTAAAATTATAGGTGTTCGTAATGAACACCTTATTTATCTTTGTATTTATCTTTCATATATTTAATAAAATTCTCAATTTCTTTTCTAGCTTCGTCAGGAAGCTCATCATAATCGTATTCACTATGCAAGGCTACAGTAATATCCTTATCGGATAATATACTTTTCTTAACATTAGTTCTGCCTAGAATATAGTCAACAGATACATTGAAAAAATTAGCTAAAATATTTAGCATATAAGTATCTGGATTCCTTTTATCTGATTCATACATGCCAATTGCACTAGGAGAAATTCCAAGTTTTTCAGCAAGTTCTTTTTGTGTTAAATTTCTTTCTTCTCTTAGATATTTCAATCTCTTAGCTAACATTGAGTACCTCCATTCTATAAATTATATTATATCACAATATGTGTTTGCGATAAATAAAATCACGAAAAGTGTTGACAAACACAATTAGTGAGTATTATAATTAAATTATAAAATCACATTTTGTGAAGGGAGCGAGTTTAATGGGAAATTTATTATCTGAATTTAGAACTAAAAATAGCTATACTCAAAAAGTGATGGCTGAAAAATTAAATACAACGCTATCTTTTTATTCTAAAATAGAGTGTGGAGATAGAAATCCAAGCTATAACTTTTTAAGTAAATTTAAAGAAACATTTCCTAAAGAAAAAATAGACGATATTTTTTTTAATTTCTAAAATCACGATACGTGAATAGTTTGTTTAGGTATATTTTATTATATTTAAGGGAGGAACAAAATGGTGGAACAATACAGAAATATTTATCAAATAGCGAGAGAGAGTACTGGTTTAACCCAAGAAAAAGCATCTGAGCACTTAGATATATCAGTTGATAGCTTAAGAGCATATGAAGGAGGCAAAAGAATACCACCAGATCATGTAGTTATAAAAATGATAGAGATATATAACACACAGTATTTAGCTTATCAACATCTAAAGACAGCAGATGAGGTTGGAAGAACTTATCTCCCTAACATTGAGATAAGAGAATTGCCAAGTGCAATATTAAGACTTCAAAAAGAAGTAACTGATTTTCTAAAAGTTAAAGATGAGATGATAGAAATAACTTGTGATGGAATTATTGATAAAGAAGAGAAACCTAGATGGGATGCAATAATGAAAGAACTTAATGACATAATGGATGCAATAATGTCATTAAAATTTATAAGATGAAAGGAAGTTGAAAGAAATGAGTAAGGCAATATCAGTTAAGGAAGCAGCAAAGATTATGGGGAAGAGTGAACAATTTGTGAGAATAGGCTTACAAAGAGGTTTATTACCTTTTGGTCAAGCTATTAAAATGAGCTCTATTTATACCTACTATATTTCTCCAAAACTTTTTGAAGAATACGTTGGGTATAAATATGAGCAATAAAAAAGAACCTTCATTCATAAAGGTTCGAATGTTGAAAAGGTACGGACTGCCATCCGTATCTCCATTATAACATAGAAGGAGAGAAAAGAAAATGAAAATTATATCTGTTATCAATATTAAGGGTGGAGTTGCTAAGACAGCATCGGCTGTAAATATAGCAGCTGAATTAGGAAGAATGGGGAAAAGTGTATTAGTTATAGATTTAGATCCTCAAGCAAACGCTACGAAGAATTTTAATTGCTATGATTCTGAAGGACTTTCAACATATGAAATGTTAAAGGGTGAGGAAACTAGTTGTATATATACTGGTTTTGATAATGTTTATTTAATGCCATCTAACATTAAGCTGATACTAAGTGAAAGTGAAATATTAGCAGATACAAAGAAATCAAGGGAATTAAGATTAAGAAAGTATTTAAGAAATATGAAGTTTAGTTATGACTATATAATTATAGATTGTCCTCCATCACTTGGGGTACTAACTACTAATGCACTATCAGCTTCAGAATATGTCTTAGTACCAATAAAAATAGATAAATTTGCACTAGATGGATTCGAGTACCTTTTATCTAGTATTGAAGAAATTAGAGAAGAATTTAATCCATCGTTGAGCCTATTAGGTGCATTTATAACAATGGATAGAGCAACAGCTATAAACAGAGAGATAAAAGAAGAATTAAAAGAGCTTCTAGGAGATAAGTTATTCAATGCAAGTATTAGAGAAAATGTAGATGTCATTAAAAGCACCTTTAATTTAATGCCAGTAGTTTATTTTAACAGAAGAGCAAATGCAACTAAGGACTACAAGGCTTTAGTAAAGGAGATAGAAGAATGTCTTATCTAAATAATAGTTTAAAAGGGATAGCAGATAGAGTTAATAAAATAGATGCAGAAAAGAGTTTTAATTTACAGTTGATTAATATAGATAACCTAATACCTTCTAGCAATAACTTTTACGGTATTAGAGAAATAGAAGAACTGGCTGAAAGTATTAAAGAAAGTGGCTTAATGCATAACTTAGTTGTTAGAAAATTAGATAATGAAAATTATGAGATTCTTTCAGGAGAAAGAAGATTTCATGCATTAAAGTCACTAGATTATAAAAAAGTACCATGCCAAGTTAAAGAAATGAATGAGACGGATGGAGAAATTCTTCTAATTCAAGCGAATGCCAAACAAAGGGAATTAACTCCTACTGAAAAAATGAAAAGTATAGAACGACTTGAACAGCTTTACGCTTATAAAAAGGCTAAAGGGGAAGAAGTTCCTAAAGGGAAGACAAGAGATATTATAGGTAAAGATATAGGGCTCTCAGGAGTGCAAGTAGGGAGATATAGTAAAGTATCTAAGAATTTAATAGAGCCACTTAAGGAGAAGTTAGATGAGGGTACTATAACATTAACTCAGGCAGATACCTTAAGTAACTTAAAAGATAATGAGCAGGAAGCAATACTAAATCAAATAGATAATACTAGCAGCAAGATTAGTAATGCTGAAATTGACATTTTGGTGGAAGGTATTAAGCAGCCATTAACAAGTAAAAAAGATATAGAGTTATTAGAAGAATTAAATGTTAATAAAATTGTGGATAAAGATTGCAAAATTGTTGATGAAATACAAAAAGTATTATCTCAAGAGAAATATAGAACACCTAAAGTTATTATTTCAAGCAAATATATACAAGGTGATTTTTATACTAAAGGAATTATCTTTGATGGACAAAACTTTGAAATAACACTATCAGGCTTTGGAAAAGTGAGTAGGGTTATTATAACTGCTAAAGATATGAAACAAGTTAAAGAGCTTATGATAAATAATAAAAAGTTAAACCCAAATAAAGCATATGAGATAGCACCAAATTGCTTTATTTGGTTTTCATACATGGAGGAATAGATATGAGATTTACTGTACATGGTTTTAAACAAGATAAATTGATTGAACTAGGATTAGATAATGATGATGCTCTCATATTAAGGTACTTTATTGATTTTAGAGATACTGAATCCATGAGAGCAGAAGTTATTGAAGGTGAAACCTATTATTGGATTAAATATGAGGCTGTAATTCAAGCAATTCCAATTATAAAACTAAAGAAGAAAGATAGCTTGTATAGGAAGCTTAAAAACATGGTGGCTATTGGGGTTTTAAAACATAAAACTATAAAAAGTAACGGGACATATTCTTACTTTGGTATCGGTTCAAAGTATTATGAATTAATAAATGAAACTATCGGAAATAAATCCGAAGGGTACGGAAATAAATCCGTAGGGGGTACGGAAGAAAATCCGAGGGGGTACGGAAATAAATCCGTACCAAATAATTCATCTATTATATATTCATCTATTAAAAATAATAATATTTCATCAGATGGAGCATCTGATAGTCGAACACCTTATAAAGATATTATTGATTTATTCAATGCAACTTGTAAGTCCTTACCAAAGGTAATGGCTAGGAATAAAGCTAGGGATAAAAAAATCAAAAATATGTATAAGGAGTTAGGACTAGAAAATATTAAGATAGTTTTTAATAAAGCAGAAGCTAGTCCGTTCCTATCGGGAAGAAATGGAACATGGGAGAATTGTGGCTTTGATTGGCTTATTAGCCCTAGAAATTATATTAAGGTGCTAGAAGGCAACTATGACGATAAGACAGCTATTAAAGAAGATAAGAAACCTAAGAAGATTAATTCAGAGGCGCCTAAAATAATTCTTAAGGAGGACTTTTAAATGAATATGGCAACACCACATAGTATTGATACTGAAAAAGCTTTACTAGGATGTTTAATAAATGATAAAGAAAAAATATACGATGTAGATGCATTAATTACTGCAGATGATTTTTATTATGACAAGCACAAAGAGATATACAGAGCAATAAAAGAGCTTGAAAGAAAGAATATAGATATTGATTTAATAACGTTGCTTGAGCTAGTGAATAAGAAAAATATAGTTAAAGAGTGTGGAGGAATATCCTACATTACCGAGCTTAGCACAGATGCCATATATAGTAGCAATATAGAAAGTTATACAGATATAGTTAGGGAGAAATCAGATAGAAGAAAACTAATTAATGCTGGTAGAGAGCTAGTAAAAAAGGCATATGAAGATAATGAGATTGATGAAATAGTTAGCGAAGTCGAGAACAGTATATATCAGGCTATAAGCAAAAGTAATGATGGAGAAATAGTTAGAATATCGGATGCAGTAAGTAGTGTTTTAAATAAGATTGAGATAAACCATTTAAATGGTGGCAAGATAACTGGTAAGACCACTGGATATAAAGATATAGACGAATGCATATCAGGATTACAAAAGGGGGATTTTATAGTTTTAGCTGCTAGACCATCTATGGGTAAAACTGCATTTGCTTTAAACATAGGTCAATACTCTGCAAAGGAAGCTAATGTAGGTATATTTTCATTAGAAATGTCAAAGGAACAATTAACAGAGAGATTACTTTCATCTATGGCATTAGTTGAATTAGGGAAAATTAAGACTGGAAGATTAAATGATGCAGAGTTTGGGAAAATAGCTTTAGCTAGTAATGAGTTATCAAATAGGAATATTTATATAGATGATTTATCAACGTCTTTATCAGATATAAAAGCTAAATGTAGAACTTTAAAAAGAAAAAATGGGCTTGATGTTGTTATGATTGATTATCTTCAGCTTATAGAGGTAGGAGAAAAAAGTCAGTCAAGAGAGCAGGAAATAGCAAAGATATCTAGAGAATTAAAAAAACTAGCAAAGAGCTTAGAAGTAACAATAATAGCTTTATCACAATTATCACGTGCTCCTGAACAAAGAGCAGATCATAGACCAATGTTATCAGATTTAAGAGAATCAGGTTCAATTGAGCAGGATGCTGATGTGATTATGTTTTTATATAGGGATGAGTATTACAATAAGGAAACTGAGGAGAAAAATATATCAGAAGTAATAGTTGGTAAAAATAGAAATGGAGAAGTCAAAACTATAAAGCTTGGATGGGTAGGACAATATCAAAGATTTGCTCCATTAGAATTAATATGGAGGTAAAGATGGGTTTAAGTAAAGAAACTATTGAGTTTTTTAAGAAAAGTAGAGAACTAATGGATCATACTCAATCAATGGCTATGGCAACTAATTATAAACCTAGAGATTTTAATTATAGTCAATATGGAATTTTGCTAACAAAAGCATTAAAGGAGGTAGGGGATGAAGAAGAAATTAGAAAAATCTATCCCAACGGATTGTATTGATAGCATAGTACATTTATATTTCTTAGGTTATACAGTATCAGAAGCAATAAAAGAAGTTGAACCTAAGAATGATGACGAGGTGATTGAATGCCTGAAAAGTGTAATTACAGAATAAAAGATAAAGTTAAATTTAACATAAAAGATGAGCCTTTAACTGGAATTATAACTTCAATAAGTCCAAGTGGGAAGATAGTAAGAGTTAGAGTAATAAAGCATGGACGAAGATGTTGGCATGAGTGGTTAAAAGTAAATCAAATAATTATGGGGGATTAGAGAATGAATAAAGTAATACTTATTGGACGATTAACAAAAGATCCTGAACTTAATTTTGCTGCAGGAAGTGGTACAGCAGTAACGAGATTTAGTCTAGCAGTAACAAGGCCTTTCAAAAAGGATGAAACAGATTTTATAAATTGTGTAGCATTTGGAAAGACAGCAGAAACAATAGCACAATACATTACAAAGGGGAGGCAATTAGCCGTTACTGGAAGCATTAGAACTGGAAGTTATGATGCTAAAGATGGTAGTAAGAGATATACAACAGATGTAGTTGTTGAATCTTTTGAATTTATAGGAAACAATAGTGGAAATAAAAATAATGAAAATGGTCAAGAAAACAACTTTGGAGGTAACTTTGAAGAAGATATGACACCTGTAGATGATGGGGACATGCCTTTTTAAGGAGGAAATATGAAGAGAGCAAGAGTTACAGATAACTGTCCAACTAAAGTAGCAAGACAGTATATAAGAGATAACTATAAAACAATAAAAAGAAATGAGATTATAGATTACCTAATAAGAGAAAGTGGATTAAAGGAGAACTCTATAAAGACAATTTATCATGAGGTGGATACAGAGTTTAGGGCAGAAGAAAAAGAGAAGCAAAGACAAAAGAAATTAAATGAGATTAAATACAAAGGAAGAAAAAGAGAATTCTTTAAATTTAATGATGAACATTTATATAAAGATTTAATTTGAGAGTGATGTAAATATTGATAGTAGTTATATGATTAATATTAATATTACTTTACTGGGGACTTATATATGGAGCTACTAAGGGAGATAAAGAAGAGTAATTTGATTATATTATAAAGCAAGAAGGGAGAATTTTAAGAATGAATTTAAAAATAGATATGGGTTTAAGACCATGTATAGTGAATGATAAAAAGGCACTATTTCATAGATGGAATGAAATAAGTAATGTAGTAGATGCATCTCCATTGATAGGAGGACATCCAGGAGGAGTAATAAAGTTTACTAGAGGGATTATTGAATATGAAGATGGAACAATTTCAGAATGTAATCCAAATGAAATACGTTTCGTAGACAGAATATTCAATGAGTATTGTTTTGAATAGTATTTTGAATTTATTACGAAATAAATGGAGGTAACTATGGAGTTAAAAATAAAAGATAAAGTTGTATTCACTAATATGCAAAATGGAAATGAAGAAGTTGGAGAAATACAACTAATTGCACAAGTTACAGAGTGTGATACTACTGGCATAGTGGGTAAAAATGTTTATTATGTTAGAACTAATAGTGGAGGAAAGTTATTTTTTAAGCAAAACTTAAAAAAACATGTAGGTGAGGTTAAAGATGAATGTCCTTGTATGAAAGAACCAAGCTATAATTGTGGCATGAAATGTTCAAGGTGTGGAAGAGAACTATAATACGCAATTCAAAAATTTTTAGTATAAGGGAGTAAATAATGAAAATTACATGTAAAAATTGTGATGGGGAAATTGAAACTGTAGAAATCAAGCAGTTTGAAGTTTGTCAAGGAGTAGATGGAGATTTTGAAGCGAAAGCAATATTAGAAGACGGAGATTACTTTTTACTATTTGGTGAAAGGCTCGGAACTGTAAAAATTGAAGAGTAATTATAAATAAAAGTAATAATAATAAGGTGTTCATGAAGAACACCTTGAGTAAATAAAAACTAATAGAGAGTGAGAGTATATTATGTTAATAGATGAAGGTTTATATAAAAAATTTAAAAGACAAGTAGAAGATGATTTAGAGAAATATAGTTATTATGTAATAAGTATTGAAGCGTCAGGCTTAGGTGAAGCCGTAAGGTGGGATAAAGTTTATAATAAGAGCAAGCATCCATCTGATCCTGTTAGTACAAAGGTAATTGATGATGAATATAAAAGAATATTAGTATCAGCTATTGAATATGTGTATGATAAATTAGATCCTAAATCAAAGAGAATAATTCAATCTTGTTATTTTGAAGGGAATTTAACTTCTCAAAATGAATTAATTAAAATATTAAATATTAGCAAGACTAGATATTATGAACTTAAAAAAATAGCTTTATATAAATTTATGATAGGGTTAGGCTATTTGTAGAAAATTCAATATTATTAACACTACCTATTATAAAGCCATAAAATTGTTATATATAGTAAAGATGTATTAAAATATAGCGATAAAATATTATATTGCTATATTTTTTTATAAAATGGGCAATAATAATAACATTTACTTATTAAAATTAATATGATATAGTAAGAAAAACAATATATTGTATGGATGGAGTGATTATATATGAAATATAATTCATTAAAAGGTTTATATTATACAAATAAAGATTTATGGAATGAAGTTTATAATAAGAGAATAAATGGTGAAAATATATATAAATTTAATATTGGAATTGAAAGGGATTTTTTTGTAGTTATAACACATGATATTTTAAATAAGATTTCAAAAATAATTAAATTAGATAAAAGATTATATGCAATTGCAAATCTATTACCACAAGTTGCATTAGGTAATTATACTCGAATGTGTATTATTGATGAAATTAAGGGGACAAATGACATTGAGGGTGTTGTATCTACAAGGGAGGAAATAGGTTCTATTCTTGAAAATTTGAAAGCGACAAAACAGAAGAGATTACATGGGTTAATTCAAAAATATTCTCTTTTAATGAAAGAAAGTGAAGAAATTGAAACTATTGAAGATATAAGAAGGATATATGATGAGATAGTACTAAAAGAGGTAGTCGAAGAAAATCCAGAACATATGCCTGATGGATCTATTTTTAGAAAAGATATAGTAAAAGTAGAAAATAGCTCTGGAAAAGTTATTCATAAGGGATTAATAGAAGAAGATAAGATAATACATGCAATGAATAAGGTATTAGATATAATGAAAGATGATACAATTAATCAATTTATAAAAATACCAGTTATTCATTATTTAATTGCATACATTCATCCTTTTTATGATGGAAATGGAAGGTTAATAAGGTATATTACTAGTAAACAATTGGTGGATGAATTAGAAAGTATAGTAGGATATAAAATTGCATATACAATAAAATCAAATTTACCAACATACTTGAAGCTGTTTGTTGAAGCTAATTTAGATTGCAATAGAGGAGATCTAACTTTATTTGTAAGCAAATTTTTAGATTTTATAATTATTGATATAGAAGAAGCTATGGAAGCAATGGAAGATGCAGTAAATAAATTTAGATATTATTCTGAGAAGCTAGAGGAGATGAAGCTTGAAAATAAACAGGATAATATATATAATATATTACTTCAAAATTCTCTATTTGAATCTACTGGAATAGATATAAAAACAATTAAGAGTGTATGTTTATACAGTGATACATTTATAAGGAAAACATTAAAAGAAGGGGTAGAAAAAGGACTTATTGAAGTGACTAAGGTAAGTAAGAGACTAACATATACGTTGAAATTAGATGTTATTGATGGAATGTAAAGATATAAAATAAAAAATGGACAAAAAGAGGAAAATTACAGGAAAATATTATAGACAGATGAAAAACTAATTGCTAAGATTATGGTATAGTGAGAAAAGTGTATAGAAATAAATTATTAAAGCATAAGTTAATATCTTGTGCTTTTACCATTTAAGGGCTAGTGATAGAAATATTACTAGTCTTTTTAGTTTACTCAAAAAGGGGTGAGGGTGTGAGAATAGGAGATATTATTAAAGAAAAGCAACCTAGGACATGCAGTGAGCTGCACTCTATGAGGAAAGAAGAAAAGCTTACTGAAAAAGATATTAAGGAATTAATGAACCATAGTTCTTATAAGCGTAGTTCTAGTGGAGCAATTAGGCAGGTGAGATAGTTGGCAAGAAAGAGACCATCAAGACCAATAACAACTACTGAGAATGTTCTTAATATCCAAGACTATCTTAGATATAAAAATTATAGAGATTATATGCTGTTTTTAATAGGAGTTACTACTGGCTATAGAGCTGGTGATTTAGTTACATTAAGGGTTAGAGATATTAAAGAAGCTCTTAGAAGAAAAGAATTTACAATCTATGAAGGTAAAAAAATGAATACTAAGAACATAAGAGAAAAAAATAGAAAACCAAGGACTGTAGAATTAATTCCAGAGTTAGCAAAAATTTTGAAGGAATATATAAAGGATAAAAGAGATTATGAATATCTATTCCAATCTAGGAAGGGAATTAACAAGGCTATAGGAGTACAAGCTGTTAGTAATATTATTAAAGATGCAGCTGAATATTTTGGGTTATATGATATAACAGCTCATAGTATGAGAAAAACATATGCATATAAAATTTATATAGAAAGTGGTAGAGATATAGTGGCTGTTAAAGAATTATTAGGTCATTCATCAATAGAAGAAACTAAAAGATATATAGGATTAGATAGAGAAAAATATCATCAATATTCAAGATCCTTAAGTGATTTTGTGAGATGATATTTTATTTTTTACAGCACAAATGTTTAAAAATTTGGTGTGTTGATATTCGAGGGTAAAAAATTAATGCATATATTAGTAGATAAATTTAAAAATGAATGTGTGGTTCTCTATGATAATAAAACATTCAAAAGGAAAAATGCGAACGTTTTTTATACACTTATTTATGCTTTTAACAATCTTTTGATATAAAAAGGGGTGCAAAATGGACGATAAAAATGGAGTTATTCAAAGTGAAGAAGTATTAAGAAATATAATAAATAGATTAAATAGTTTAAACAGTAAAATATATTTATATGATGATAAGGATAAAAGTAAGATAGAGATAGATGAGGAATTATTAAAAGGAATAAAAAGTTACTATGAAGCTAGATATTATTCATTAAAGTTAGAGACATGATATATAGAAAGTGTAGTTGGCATGGTTGCACTAAGATAATTAATGAAACGGAAGTCTATTGTAAATATCATATAGAAAAAGCAGATGCAGAAAATAAAAAGAGATATAGGGAATATGACAATAGAAGGAGAAGGGATGAAGAACAAAAGAAATATCATACCTTCTATGTAAGTAAAGAGTGGATTAATCTAAGCGAAGTTATTAAGAAACATTTCTTTGGAATGTGTATAGTTTGTTGGCTAAGAGGATACGAGGATATAGAATGTACTACAACACATCATATAGAAGAGCTTAGAAAAAGATTTGATTTAAGACTAGATGAAGATAACTTAGCACCTTTATGTAGCAGTTGCCATCAGAAGGTCCACAAAGAATACAACTTAGGACATAAAGAAGAATTAAATATGAAGAAGATACTGTATGAAGCTATAAATAAATTCAATAAAGAATACTATAGTTAAACCCCGGGGGGATAGGCACAACCTATTAGTAATAATAAAGACCGCGGAGAATAACCTTCCGTAAATTATTTTGTTACTTTTCAAATAGGGGGGTATGAAAAATATGAAACACGAACAATAAGGTGGTGATGATATTGGCTAAAAAATTAAAATTGATGTGTCCAATTTGGTTTGATGATTTTGCAGTTGAAGAGTGGAAAAGAATAACTAAAATTTTAAAATCAGAAGAATTTGATTTTACTAATAAAGATATAAAAGCACTAGAAGGATATTGTATTAATTATTCTAAATGGAAAAGATGTGAGCAGGATTTATTAAAACATGGTTTATCAATGGTTATTAATGATGAAGGTTATGAGCAGCAAAGGCCAGAAGTTTCAATTGCCAATAAAGCTCAACAAGAAATGAGAAGTTGGATGAAAGAATTATGTTTAACTCCAGCTGCGAGAGCTAGGGTTAATAAAAATAAAACTTCAAATACAGATAATTATTCTGATGATGATTATAAAATGGAAATGATGTTTAATGATTGATCATGATTTATTAGATACTCTTTTAGAAGAAAATAAAATTAAACAAACATTCCAACTTGAAGAAATTAATAAGCAGATGGAGTTTAAATGGAATAGTGATAAATATTACTTTGATATAAAAGAAAGTGAAAAGATATATAAGTACATTAGTCTATTAAAAAATGATAAAGGAACAAGTAGAAGATTTAAAATATTAAGATTTCAATTTGAAATAATAATTGAAGTTTTATGTGTTAAAAGAAAAAAAGATAATTTGAGAAGATTTAGAGAAGCTCATATAAATGTGGGAAGAAAAAACTCTAAGTCTTTTTTAGTTGGAATAATAATGTCTTATCTCTTTTTTCATCAAAGAAATATATTTGGAGCATTGTTTATTATTACAGGAAATACTACGAAACAAGCTACAGAATTATATAATACATTTAAAAATTTTGTGAATAGTAATAAAGCTCTAAGGCGAAGATGTAAAATTACTGATTCTAGAAAAGAAATACTTAGAAAAGATAATAATAATAAGTTGATAGTTTTGAGTAATGATGGTGGAGGTGCTGATAGTTATTCAGTTTATTCATTTGCTTGTGATGAAATACATGAATATCCTAGTGATGAAATCTATGGTAAATTAAAAACTGGTTCAGGACAATGGGATGAACCTTTAGCTATTACATTAACAACAGCATCTAGTGGAGAAGATCCCAATAATTTAGAAATGCAACTTTATACAGCTAGTAAATCTTTAGAGAATGGAGAAGGGGAAGATGAAACATTCTATTATAAAATTTATGAAGCTGCTAAAGGCTGTAAAATTAATGATGTAGTAGAATGGTTTAATGCTAATCCAGGATTAGGATTATTTAGAAAAGTAGAAGATATTATAAATCTTTGTAACAGAGTTAGTTTAATGCCATTACAAGAAAATATGTTTAGAAGAATGTTTTTAAACCAACATGTTGCTACAGACCATATTAAAAATGCTATTAATATGGAACTTTGGAGTGAATGTGTAGAAAATATTAATATTGAAGATTTTAAAGGGTGTAAATGTTGGGCAGGATTAGATTTAAGTTCACAACATGATGTTACAGCCTTTGTTTTAGTCTTTTATAAAGAAGAAACAGATAAATTTTATGTATTTCCATTCTTATTCACAGCTAAAGATACAGTGGTTGAAAGAGAAATGAAGGATAAGAATCCTTATGGACAGTGGATAAAAGACAATGAGTTAATTGCAACTGAAGGAAGATACATTAGATTTTCAGATATGTTAGATAAACTTACCAAGTTACAAGAGGATTATGACATAGAAAAACTTGGATTTGATAGATTTGGTTCTCCAACAATAATGAATGTTCTTGAAAAAGAATTTGATGTAGTTCCTTTAGGACAAGGAACTACTACCATGACAATATTTATACATTCTTTTGAAAATTTACTTATTGACCATAGGATAGTCATAGCAAAAAATAGTTTATTTGATTTTATGGCTAAGAATTGTGTAGCAGTCTATAATGAACAACTTGATTGTAAGTACAGTAAGAAAAAATCAAAGTATAAAATAGATGGTATTATTGCTATGCTGATGGCTTTAGGGTTAGCAATAGAAGAAAATGATGTGGACCATTATGATCCATTAAAAGCATTAGAAAATATGGGGTGGTAAATATGATTATGAAGATTATTAATTGGGTAAAGAAAGGCAGTAATTTAATAGATTTACTTATGTTAGTAGGATTATTAATTATAATAAGTACAACTTTTTATGTAAATAGCATAATAGGCTTTTATTTACTAGGAATATTATTAATAGTAATACCATTAACATATTATAAGTTGACTAGAAAGTGAGGTGAGAAATAATGTTTTTAGATAAAATGGAAAAAAGAATATCATATGCGGATATGAAAAATTTTAAATGGAATACAATTAATTCTATTGGCCTTAATGAAGAAGATTTGCTAAAAGAACAAACATATATGAAAAGCATACAGTATATAGCTAATAAAATGTCTAGTATGCCTATAAAAGTTATGAAAACTACATCTAAGGGAGATAAAGAAGCTACAGAACATAAGTGGTATGACAAATTAAAATACAAGCCTAATAACTATATGAACTCTATTGATTTGATTAAGTCATTATATATATTAGCTAATCATAATGGTTGTGCAGGTCTTTATATTCATAGGAAAACTAATACATTACATTTAGCTCAAATAAATGGATTCCTTATAGATGATATAGAAATGTTTAGAGATGACAGGATAAACAGTCCATTAATTGTTGATATAACAGTTAATGGAAAACAAACGTTAGAGTTTGAAAATGACATTATAATTATTAGAAATGGTATTAGCTATAATGGTATAGAAACGCATGCTATTAAGGATTATTTAAAAGATGACATAAGAAATATTAAAGATGGTTCTACATTTTTAAGGAAACTATTCAATAATGGAAATATGAATAATAAGATTGCAATTACATTAATGAGTGACATTAAAGATGAAAAAAAACTAGCCGAGAAACAAGCATCTTTTAATAGACTTTATAATAGTGATGAAGATGTTTTTACATTACCAGCTGGATTTGGAATGCAAAACTTAAGTAATTCATTGAGTGATAGTGAATTTAGTGTATTAAGGAAAATGAGCAAAGAGGGTATAGCAAATTCATTCGGACTTTTCCCTAGTATGGTTGGATTAACTGATGCAGCTCCAACAGAAGAAGAAAATATAAGGTTTTTAACTGATACATTATTAAATTTAATAATGGGATTAGAAGCAGAATTGAATAATAAAATTATATCAGATACTGATAAGGCAAAAGGCTATAAGATAGAACAAAACCCTAATGTATTATTGAGAGTAAGTCCTAAAGTACAACAAGAAATAATATGTGAATACACTAAAAATGGTGTATATAGTCTTGAATATGCACGAAAATTGATTGGTGTACCTAATGATATAGAAAATGAGACAGTTACCTTACCGAGTGGTCAAGTTTTATTAAAAGATTTATTATCAGGTAAAGCTAGTTGGCAGAAGGGAGGTGAGAAAGATGGGAAAAAGGGAAATTAGAGCATTATCTAGTTATGAAATAAGGGAAAAAGAGAATGATGTAGTTGAGTTAGAAGGGTATATTGCTAAGTTTGATTCTCTTACAGATTTAGGCTATGGAATATATGAAAAGATATCAAGGGGGGCATTTTCTGAAACTTTAGCAGATGGTCATAATATATTTTTACTTTATCATCATGATTTTTCAAAACCTTTATCATCTACTAGAAATAATACTCTTATTTTAGAAGAAGATAATATAGGTTTAAAGTTTAAAGCTACTGTTAACAGCAATTTAAGTTATGGTAAAGATGTAGTTGAATTAGTAAGAGAAGGACTTGTACAAGGGTGTAGCTTTGGTTTTAGTGTATTAGCTGATGAATATGTATATAATGATGAAAATGATACACTTACAAGAACTTTAACTAAAGTTAAATTGTATGAAGGTTCAGTATTATGCATTCCACAATATGAAGATACAGAAGTAATGGCAAGGTCAAGACAAATAGGAGAAGAAGAAAGAAAGAGAATAAAAAGTATAAAAGAAAATGAAATTAGAAAGAGAAAGATAGCATTAGAATTAGAGCTTATATAATTAAGTTCTTTTTTTATATAATTTTTTAAATAAGGAAGGTGTTTAATTTGAATATTGAAGAAATGAGAGAACAACTAGAAGGACTTAAAATTGAAGCAAGGAAGCTAAATAATGAAGATAAGATAGACGAAGCTGAAGTAAAGCTAAATGAAATTAGATCATTAAAGCAAAAAATAAAAAATCAAGAAGAGTTAGAAGCAGAAGAAAGAGAAGATCTAAAGAGAAAAGCAAATGAGAAAAGAAAGGTAGGTAAAGAAATGGAAAATAGAGAAATATCTAAGGAGTTAGAGTACAGGGCATTAGTGAAAGCTATGCTAGGAAAGAAAATGTCAGATGAAGAAAGAGCAGCAATAACAGATGGTAACTTTAATAGCAATACAGGAGCAATAATTCCATCTGAATTTATTAATAAGGTTGACATGTATAGAAGTGGAAAGAAGTCACTAAAAGATTACTGTGATGTTATTCCAGTTACTTCTGACAATGGTAAAATGCCAGCAACTTATTTAGATGAAGAATTAGCAGACTTAGAAGAAGATACAGATATGATTGAAACTATGGTAAATATGGATGATATAGAGTTTTCTGTATCTGATAAGGGGATGTTGAAGAAGGTTGGAAATAATCTATTAGATGATAGTCCAGTAAATTTTATTGATGGTATATTGGCTCCAAACTTTGCGACAGCATCTGTTAATAGAGAAAATAAGGATATTATATCAGTGGCAGCAGCTAATTCAAAAACAGTAGAAGTAGGTGTTGATGAAAAAGTAGAAGATGTAATAGCAAAGACTATATCTAAAGCTGATGAAAATATATCAACTGGATTAGTTATCATTACAAATGATGAAGGATATTCATATATTGATAATTTAAGAGATGGTTCAGGTAGAAAAAGTGATGATGTTACTTATATTAATGGAGTTTTACATTTTAAAACTAAAGAAGTTATAAAAATAGCATCATCAAGGTTACCAAATTTAACATCTGATAAGACAATGGTATTCTATTTAACAAATTTAAAAACTGTTAAGTTCTTTGATAGAAAGCAAATGGAAATTGCTAGATCTACAGAAGCTGGATTTAAGGCTAATAAGACTTATATAAGAGCTATTGAAAGATATGATGTTAAAGCTAATCCAGAAGAAAAAATTAAAGGGGCAAAAATAGAAGCCTAATTTATAAATAAGATAGGATAATCTCCATCCTATCTTATTTTTTATAGAAAGGAGATACAAATGGTTAATTTAAAAGATATGAAAGACTATTTAAGAGTAGATTCTGAAGAAGAAGATATATTAATACAAGAATTAATTGAAACAGCAGTTAGCTATATAGATGAATGTTGTGGTATAGCATATAAAAATAAAGATAATAAAAAAAAGCTATCTGATTTATTAACTAAAAAGATTGTAGCTGATATGTATTCTAATAGAGAGGGGACAATAGATAAACAAGTACAGGATAGAAAAGTAACTACAATACTTGAATTACTATCTAGTGGTGATTAGTATGAATATAAAAATATCAGAACTTAATAGAAGGATACAGATAGTTAGAAATGATATTTTTACTAATAATAATGGAGTAGAAGAAGAAAAAGAGGTAGTTATAGCTAATATATGGGGAAAAGTTCAAAATATGAGCGGAACAGAAATGTTTAAAGCTAATACAGGTTATTCTAAGACTACTACAAGATTTATTATTAGATACAGAAAAAATATTACTACTGATGATTTTGTTATATTAAATAATTATAAATTTAATATAGTTTACATTAATAATTATAACTATTCTAATGAATATTTAGAGATAATAGGAGAATTGATAGTATGAGTGTAGATTTAGATTTCAATAGTATAGATAAGTTGCAAAAAAGGCTAGATGATATGGGGAGAAAAGGTTCAAGATTAGAGAATGAAGCATTAATAGCAGGAGCAGAAGTAATTAATAAAGAAATAGTTAATAATGCTCCAGAAAGAACAGGACATGCTAAAAAGTTTTTAAAAGTTAGTAAAGTTAGTAAAGAAAAGGGAATGAAAGTTGTAAAGGTTGGTATTAGTAAAGGGGATAATTCAGAAGCTTTTTATTTAAAATTCCATGAATATGGTACATCTAAAATGGCAGCTAGACCATTTATGAGACCAGCTTTTGAAAGGAAAAGGAAGGAAGCTTTTGAAAAGACACATGAAGTAATAAGAAAGGGTTTAGGACTATGAATATTAACAAATTAGTTATAGATACATTAAAACCTTTAGGGATAGATGTAAGGTATAGAAAATATAGTGGTTCTAACACTACTTATATTACTTTCTTTGAAATGAATAATAGTAATGATGATTATTCGGAAGATATAGCAGAGACAGAAGTACACAGTTTACAAATAGATTTATTTACTAATAGTGATCCAACACAATTAAAAAAAGATATCAAAGAAGCACTTAAAGGAATATTTGATGATGTAACGTATCAAGATTTTTATGAAGAAGATACAAAGTTATATCATATAGCCTTTAGGTGCTATTTTTATGAAGAAAAGGAGTGATTTAATTGGCAAGAATTAAAGGAGCTAAGAATTTTCATTTAGCAAGTGTTACAGCAAATGAATTAGATGGATATGAAGTAGGTACACCAGCTAAAGCTGAAAGGTTAATTGCTATAGAAATTGAAACAAAAGCAGAAAGTGAAGATGTGTATAGTGATGACGAAGTAGAAGAAACAGTATTTGGAGTGGTTGAAAAAACTGGTAAAGTTACTTTGAACTATTTAACACCGGAAACTAAGTTGCTTATGTTCGGTGGAGAAATAGATAAAGATGGAGTTTATTTTCCACCGGGAGAGGTTGAAACTAAACACCATGCTTTAGGTTTTCAAATGCCTACAACTGGGGGCAAGAATAAATATGCATGGTATTATGATGTAGTATTTGAATATCCTTCAGAAAAGGCGGAAACAGCAGAAGGAAAACCTAAACTACAACAAGTAGAAATATCATTTAAGTGCTATAAAAACAGAGAATTAAATACTCATGTGGCTGAGTTGGATATGAATGGGAAGACTGCAAATACTAAAAAAGAAACAACATGGTTTACTACGGTTCCAACTTCTAAAGCTACTACGGCAAGTGTATAGACTAGGGTAGAACCTAGTCTCTATTTTATAAAGAGGTGAAGTAATGAGAGCAAAAGATTTAAAAACTATATTAGTACCACTTGAATTAGGAAATAGGACTTTTAAAATTGCACTAGATTTTAATTGTATGTGTGAGCTTGATGAAGTATATGGAGATTATGAAAAAGTTTTAAAGGCTATAAGAAGTGGTAAAGGAAGTTTAAAAGCAATTAGAGCATTAGTTTATTCTGCAATTAAACCAAGGTATGAAAAAATTACATTAATTGAAGTAGGGGAATTACTTACAGAAATTATGAATGATGAAGAAAAAGCTAATTATTTAATGGAGCAAATAGATAAGGCAATGACATTAGCTATGCCTAATAAAGAAGAAGCGGGGGAATAGAAGCCACGCCAAATGAAGAGGAATATAAACCTTTAGATTGGGCGTGGCTTTACTATATGGCAACTGTAGAACTTAGAATGAGTGAAGAAGAATTTTGGAATTGTACCCACAGAAAACTTCAAGCTTTATTAAAAGTTCATAACAAAACACATAATCAAAATATAGAAGATGAAGAAGTTTATGGAGATACTATTTCTCTTTAGAAAGGAGGTTGAGTATGGCAGTAGATGAATTAGTAATAAAATGGTCTATGGATAGCAAGAATTTCAATGATGGACTTACTAGTATGGATAGATCTATGAAAGTGCTTAAGAGTGAATTTGGGGTTACTTCGACTAAGTTAAAAGAATTTGGAAGTGAAACTGACAAACTTAAGAACAAACAGGAATATTTAACTAAAGCTATGGAAATTCAAAAAGCTAAGGTAGATACATTAAAAAAAGCTTACGATAATCAAGTTGAAGCTACAGGAGAAAACTCTAAAGAAGCTGAAAATTTAGCAGTTAAGTTAAATAATCAAATTAAATATTATAATAGTTTAGAAAAAGAACTAAAACAAACTAATTCAGAATTAGATTTACAAGCTAATAAGTGGGATAAATTATCTAAGAATTTAGGTTCAATAGGTGGAAAATTCAAAGATTTTGGGAGTAAGCTTTCTAGTATAGGTGGAAGTTTAAGCACAAAAGTGACGGCACCTTTAACTGCTGCTTTTGGATTATTAACTAAAGGTACAGAAGAATTAAGAATGGATTTATCTAAACTTGAAGCAAATGTTAATAGTGCGGGAGCTAGTGTTGAAAAAACTAATTCGCAATTTAAATACTTAAGTGCAATAACGGGAGAAGCAGATAGCAGTATTGAAGCTTTATCTAATCTATTAAGTAGTGGACTTACTGAAACACAAATGCAACAGGCAGTAGATAATTTAAGTGGAGCAATAATTAAATTCCCAGATACTTTAAAAATAGAATCATTAGCAGATTCACTTCAAGAAACTTTAGCAACAGGTCAAGCTACAGGACAATATGGAGAATTATTAGAAAGGTTAGGAGTAAACTTAGATAGCTTCAATACAGGACTTCAAGAAGCTACTAATAATGGAACAGCACAACAATATGCTTTAGATATTCTAGCTAAAAATGGAATGGCTAACTTAAATGATGAATATAGAAAAAATAATGAAGAAACTATTAAAAATGCCGAAGCACAACAAAATTTACAAATGAAGTTTGCTGAGTTAGGGAATAAATTAACTCCAGTACTAACTAAAATTACTGAGTTTGGCACAAAGTTTGTAGATGCATTTCTAAGTATGGATGAAGGAACACAAAATACAATATTAAAACTACTTGGATTTGTAGCAGCATTAGGACCTATATTTGTTATAGGAGGGAAAATATCAGGATTTATAGGAACGTTAGTAACAGTTTTTTCTACAGTAAGCGGAGCAATAGCAGTAGTAACTACAGGGGCGGTAGCAGCAACCCCAGCTATAGGAGCATTAGCAACTGTATTTACAATATTAACTGGACCGATTGGAATTGTAATTGGAGTTGTAACAGGATTAATTGCTATAGGAGTTGCTTTATATAAGAATTGGGATGTTATAAAAGAAAAAGCAGGACAATTAGGATCTTGGCTTGGCGAAAAGTGGGAAGGAATAAAAAATAAGACTTCTGAAACTTGGAATAACATGAAGGAAAAAACATCTGAAGTTTGGGGTAATATGAAAGCTAAAATAGAAGAGCATGGTGGAGGAATAAAAGGTTTCATTGGTGCTTCAGCTGAAGCTAATAAACAAGCTTGGAATAATGCTTTTAATTTGATGGACAATGCGACAGGTGGAGCATTAGGAAGAATGAAGGAAAAAGTAAGCAATGGGTTAAGTGGGGTTAAAAATTTCTTTAGTAATTTAAGCTTACCAGAGATAAGAATACCACATATAAAGCTACCTCATTTTAGTATTAGTGGAGAGTTTAGTCTTAAGCCACCAAGCATACCTAAATTAGGAGTTAGTTGGTACCATACAGGAGGTATTTTCACTCAGCCTACAGTATTAGGTGGAATAGGAGTAGGAGATGCTTATAAAGGAACTGGATCAAACGCAGAAGCAGTTATTCCTTTGGATAGTATGTATAAGAATGTAAGAAGTATTGTAAGAGAAGAGCAAACTACACAACCTATATATGTAGTAGTTAATGTAGCTAATAATATGGATAATAAAGCTATTGGAAAAGCTGTAACTACAGAAGTTAAGAAAGAAATAACAAGAGGAACTAACAATTATAGAAAAGGAAAGGGAGGTTTAGCATTTGGATAAATATTTTATAGTTTATAATGAAAAAACTAATTTAGATGTAAATTTATTAGTAGCAAGTAGACCTTCTAAACCTTCTCCAATAATGCAATATGAAGAAGTTAAAGTACCAGGAGGGAAAACTTTATATAGAGAAAAGGGATATGGAGATATAGATATAACTGTATCTTTTAATTTTATATCTAAAAATACATGGGATAAAGATTTTAGAATGATAAAGCTATGGTTATTAAGTGAAATAAATAATAAATTAAAATTCTCTGATGATTTAGAGGTATATTATAAAGTTAATAAAGTAACTATAGATACTCCAGAGAGGTTAATGAAAAAAATAGGAAAGTTTAATGTTACATTTACTTGTGAGCCTTATGTCTATATAGAAGAAAATGAGAGAGAATTAAGTACACTTTTAAATAATAATTATTTAATTTCTAAACCGGTTTACCGAATTGTTGGAGAAGGCTATTTAACCCTTAATATAAATAATAAAGTAATTAAAGCTAATGTAGGACAAGAATTGATAATAGACACTGATAAAGGTTTATGCTATAGAAATGGAATAGTAAACAATATAGCCTTAGATGGTAGATATGAGGACATGTACTTATTAGAAGGGAATAATACTTTTAGTTGGACGAGTGGATTTAAAATTTATATTCTTCCAAATTGGAGGTGCTTATAATGATAGAAATATATTTAGAAACTAATACCAATTATAATAAAAATGGAGATATAACACTAGATCCTACATCTTGTATTTATAAGGATAGTGAAAATTTATTAACTTTAGAGCACTTTCAAGATGAAGAAGGAAGATGGAAATACATCCAATTTGAAAATGTAATTGCAGTAGAAGAAAACGGAAAGAAAATACTTTATAGAATATTTAATGTGGTTAGGTCTTTGTATAATGTAACAGCTTATGCAAGGCCTTTATTTTTTGATTTAATAGATAAAGTTTTACTAGATGTAAGACCTACAAATAAGTTAGGGCAAGAAGCTTTAAATTTAATTCTGGCTGGTACTGGATTTACAGGACATAGTAACTTAACAACTTTAAACACTTCATATTATGTTAGAAAAAATATTGTTGAAGCACTTTTAGGAGATGATGAAAATTCCTTCTTAAATCGTTGGGGTGGAGAGTTCTATTGTGAAAATTATGATATTTATATCAATGATAGAATAGGCTCCGATAATGGTGTAAGAGTTGAATTTGGATATAACTTAAATGAAATAGAAGAAGATGTAAATATAGAAAATGTAGTTACTAGAATAATTCCAGTAGGTTTTAATGGGATTATGTTAGAGGGGAATACTCCCTGGGTAGATAGTCCTTTAATTTTAAAATACACTAAACCTAAAATGAGAGTAATAACATTTTCTGATATTAAAGTTAAGGAAAATTCTAGTGATGAAGAAGGATTTAATACTATTGCAGAAGCTAGAGAAGAATTAATAAAAAGATGTAAAAACTTATTTCAAGAAGGTATAGATAAGCCTACAGTAAATTATAAAATTGATATGATTAACCTAGCTAATACTACAGCTTATAAAGATTTTAAAATGCTTGTTAATGTAAGCAAAGGAGATACAGTAACTTGCTATATTCCACACTTAGATATAGATGTTAAGGCTAGAGTTGTAGATTATGAAAAAGATTTATTAACAGGAGAATATATATCTATAGAATTAGGGAATACAGTAGATAACTTTTTTAATAAGCAGGCAGATATACAAGCAACGGTAAATAAGATAACAAATAATAATGGTACTGTAAATGCAGGAGAAATACAAGGTGTTATTAATGCTATTCAAACTCAATTTAAGGCACTAAGGGACATAGCTCAACCATAAGATGTTAGGGCAATTTTATTTGAAGATAGAGTAGAAGGTAGTCCTACATTTGGATGTATGGTATTAGGTACAATGGGTTTTGAAATAGCAAGTAAATTTAAACCAGGTACTACAGAGTGGGATTTTAGAACATTTGGAACTGGACAAGGTTTTATAGCAGATTGTATTATTTCTGGTATTTTAATGAGTAGAAATGATGTTTCGTGGATAAATTTAGATGATGGTACTTTTGACTTTGCTAATGGAAATTTAAGTTTTGATGGTTTGAACATACAGCTTATAGGGAAAATAATAAATATCCTAAATGGATATGGCGTAGAAATGGATCAAGGCGGAATTATGTTTGCTACAGATGGAGAAGTAGTTGGAGGTATAAGAAGTTCTAGATATACAGATAATTTAGCAATTAATGGTCTTTCTATAGTTAATACAAGAGATGGAGATTACACAGACATTGGATTCACTAATAGCGAAAATTTTGAAGGTAATACAGATTTCTATCCTGTTTTAAGAATCTCTAAAATAGTTAATCAACTTTTAGGAAATTTTAAAGGAATACAACTCCTTGAAAACACAAGGCTTGCTAACATGAAAACATTCTACTTAGAATCCAACGATAGCAAATTCCCCCACGAAATTTATAATACGGCAGGAGGACTTTTAGCTCTATTCGGCGATAACGGAGTTATGTTGGGATATATGAGTGGAGCAGAAAAAGTTAAGGTTTTAGAGCTTGCAGAAACTGTTGGAGAAGGTGGAATACAAGCAATGTTCTATAAAAATTTAAGTATGGCAGGAAATAAAATATTAGGTGTATCAGATATTTTCACAGGAACTACATCACATAGATATCATCACGCTGGATGGTGTGGATCTATTGAAGCTACTGCTAAGAGAATTAGTAATTTAAATGTATATTACGAAAGTGGTTGGTATGCTTATTCAAGTGGCTCACAGGGAGCTCCTTCAAGTTATGGTGTTATGCTTCATTTGAAGTGGGGAGAAACTGATTTCGCACAAATAGCTTTCGATTTTGCTAATAATATGTATCAGAGAGCTTGGGTAAACGGAGCATGGACAAATTGGACTCAAAGGTAGGTGAAATATGAATAAGGTTTTTATAAATAAAGAAACTGATATGGTAGAGCAAATATTAGAGATTAGAGAAGGGGAAGTAATACCAGATGATTATTTCCCTAATTGCTATGCTATAGATGATCCAGAAGGAAAAATTAATGTCTATAACCTTAGATACAATAAAGAAATAAAAGAGTTTGAAGTGGTAGAAGGAATACCACCTAAGGATGAAGTTATAGTTGAGGAATCTACAAGTAACGAAGATTTAAAAAAAGAAAATGAAAGACTAGAAAATAAAGTAGCAGCAATGCAAGCTGCATTGGATGAAATTATATTAAATTTAATTTAAGAAGGAGGTAAATAATAATGGCTATATATATCGCTATGAGAATAATGGATGGTGCAATGGATTATAAGGTGGTAGTTACTAAGTTTCCACAATACAAAGATGGAATAGATACTATTCTGATTGGAGAAGGAAGAGAAGATTTAATAAAAGAAATCTAATTTAAAGGAAGGTGTAAGATGGCTAGTAAAATAAATATAAATTTAGATACTTCTAAAGAAAATTATTTAGTAGCTAAATGCAAACAGAATGATGATTTAACTTTAGAAGCAAGTATATTTGAAAATGGATTAGCTTTAGATCTAACTAATAAAACTATAACTATACAAGCTTTAAAGTCAGATAATACTTATATTATTCAGAATACGGATATAGTTAAAGAAAATAATAAGATAAATGCCGAATTAGATAGAGATTTTTCTAGAGTACCAGGTACAACAAAAATAGAAATAGTTTTAGTGGAGAGTAGTAAGCAGAATACTACTTTTTCTTTTACTCTTGAAGTGGTTGGAAGTGTGATTAGCGGAGCAGTACAGAGCTCTGATTCACTTACAGCACTTGAAAAAATGCAAGAAGCAGTAAGTGAAATAGGAAGAATTAATCAAGAAACACAAACATTAGTAAATAATGCAGGTGCGGCAAGTAAAGAAGAGGTAAATAAAATTAATGCGTTATTGGAATATATTAATAACAACGTGAACAAAATAGTTATTAATCCTCATTTTCCACCTGCCCCTTTAGTGCCTGCAAAAGGGGATGGGAATGCAAATGATACAGGAGCGATTCAAGGGGCAATTGACTATGTTGCAAATAGAGGAGGTGGCATAGTAATTATCCCAACAGGTACGCATTTAGTATCAACATTAAAGTTAAAGGATAGAGTAACATTAATAGGTTTAAGTTGGTATAGTATTATTAAATCTAGAAACAACAATACAGAATCAGCTATTGTACAACTCTATGACGCAAAACAGATTAATTGTACTATAAAAAAAATAAATATCCAAGGAAACAAAGAAAATCAAACATTGGAGATTGATGGTGTCAAGATTGATAATAGTACAGCCTCAAATGATGCCCTACATTTATTTGAAGACTTATTTATATCAGACTGTAGTGGTAATGGGTTTAATATGCCGGCACAATCAAGGGAAAATAGACTATTAAATATATTTAGTTCTTCAAATAACAAGCATGGTTTCAATATACAAGCAACTGATAATATATTAGGTTATTGCACATCAGCTTGGAATGGGCTAAATGGTTATAATTTAGTAAGTGCCTATAGTAATAAATTGGAAACATGTAAGGCGTTTGGTAATAACGGTGATGGTTATTATGCCAAGGGTTCCATTAATTTGCAATTAAACAATTGTGATGCACAAGAGAATGGTAAGAATGGTTTTAATTTTGAAAATATGGCTTACGTTGCCGGATCTAATCTTATTTCAGATACAAACTCAACCGCATCGAATAAATTAGATGTTGCTTTTAATTTAAAAAATAGTCATCATATTCAGATAAAGGGAATTGCATCAAATAATTACAATCTCCTTGGAGAGGGACATGCATATGCTGTTAGGCAGACAGAAAACTGTTATAGTAACGATATATCACTTATGAAATATGGCAATCAAAAGCCTATGGGAGATATTGACGATCAATCTAAGTATATATCAAATAAAATAGAAATAAATAATACTACAGTGGGCTTAATAAACCTTCAAACAAACAACATACTTAAAGATAGTAATTCTGATGGGGTTTCGGATGCTTTCGATACAGTAGCAACTTCACCTGGAATTTTAGGAAGTAAAAGAATTAACTATCAGAAACAGGCACAAGAATTAAGTATTGATTCCTCAACTGATTCTGGTTCTGGAACAAGCATTTCTATAGAAAAAACAATAAGTATTTCTTCTGGATTAATTTTAACTATAGAATCTCTACTTGAATTAACTGATAGAATAAATACCAATGGACAATTAATGATTCAATGGTATGATAACTCAAATAATTTTATTAGTGATGTTTTTTCTTATGGGAATGAGATGATCTCCTTAAAGGGGACAGCTCCGATAAATGCAATATCTGCAAAAATTAGAATTAAACTATACCCAATAATGGTAGGAAGCACCGGTAAAATGTTTATTAAATCCTTTAAATATGCTATATGCTGATAGATATAGAAAAAAGTAACATATTATGTTATAATTTACTAAAAACATTTAGAGGAGTTTATTTATGAAGACTAGGTTACAGTATTTAGATGTATGTAAGGGCATGGGAATTTTGTTAGTTGTATTAGGACATATATTTCTGACGAATCCAGCAAGGGTATGGATATATTCATTTCATATGCCCTTATTTTTCTTTCTATCAGGATATATTTTTTTCTATAATAAAACTACTAATTTTAAGGAATTTATCTTTAAAAGGTTTAAAGTATTAATTATTCCATATTTTGCATTTGCGTCTGTTTGGTACGTTTATTGGTTAGTAGCTGAAAGAAAGCTTAGGCCTGAAAGTTTAGAT